GCTTCATACTTAGTGCCTCTAAATATAGTAGCCCATGTTTTAAAGCAGTTGGCAGTATAGTTAATAACAAGTATATTGTCATTCATAAAAGCCTTATAACTCCAAGGACAAACTGACTTGATACTAGCATAGTATCCTTGCCAATCTATGTTATCCTCTTTTAGAGCCTTTTCCACCTCTTTGTCCTTTTTTCTTTTTCTTATCTTTCTTCATTCCGCCTCTTTGTGCCATTGTATGTAATCTCCTATCTCGTTTTAAGTTGTTGTTCAACCCAGGCTAATGCTCTAGGTCCTCCCCATAAGAGATATGCTCCTATGGCTTTTGAATTCTCTGCTGTCTTACCTTGATTCTTAGCAGTTCTATAATTTGCTCTTGCCCTTAATAAGTAACTACGCATTCTTACTAGTGTATCTTCACTTATGTTTTCACCATTTGCTAATTGATTTGCTCTTGCTAAACCTACTAGTGTTCCGTATTGTCTACTTGCCGGCAAATCCTTTCTTATTTCTAATGCTTTCTTTGCCGCATCTGCTATGTATTTAGGTGCTACTGGCATTACATTGCTGATTGCGTTAATTTCTGCCAAGCACTACCATTATAAACACAAATTTGATTTAGTGTGCTGTTATACACTACTTGCCCTGCTTGTGGTGAACCTAATGCGTTTATTTCAGTTGTTGTTCTACTATACAGTTGTAGTCTGTTAAACAGTTCTGTTTCAGTGGCATCTACTGTTAAATGTGTTGCGGCTAAGTTACTGCTAGTTCTAACATCTGATCCTATAGCACCACCTTGTCCAATTTTGACTTGCTTACCACTTGAAGCACCAATACTGGTATCTTCAGCATGTTTTAAGAAAGCAATTTGGTCGTTGGCTGTTTTGTTTTGTGCGTAATGTATAATATCTAAACTTACGTTTGATGATACGTCCCAATTATGTGACGCAATGGCTGTGATTGCGGCTGGCGGAACTGTTGTTGATAGTCCTGCGGCATCACCACTACTACTATACCAAGCATACTTACCAAGTTCTTGACCTTGTCGTGGATACCAATCTGTCCAGTTGTTTTCTTTGTTACCATTGAAACTACCAAGCATAATCCTTGGACCTGCTTTGTCTTCAAATCCACTTGAACTTTGTAAACTGCCATCTGTGAAGTTTGAGAATGTCATAGCAGGCTGAACTGTTGATCCATATACAGCAGTATCGCCTAATCCACTCCATTGAATATTTAATCCAAAGCCTGGGTTAGAATCAGTGTGTAAGTTTCTACTACTAGTATCACTTTTGTCACCAACCATAATAGTATTCTTAAATCTGTGGAATCCGTTTTCGTGTTCAATTAAATTAGGTGAATTTGCTACAGATAAGTTTGCTTTTGTAAAGTCAGTTGCTGTTATGCTACCATTAATGTTACTTAAACTTGTGCTGGTAAATCTTTGGAAATAGTTAGCACCTAGTTCTGCTGTGCCTTCTGTGGCAAAATCGTTTGGTCCTGTTGACTTCAAACTATTTGATGTCATTGTGATTAAACCTTCACCACTAACACCACTTAAGAATCTATAATCGCCAGTAGAAGTATCTCTTACTGTATGGTATACACCAAAGGCATCTAAGGCACTACCAAGTGTGAATGTTGTTGTGGTTTCTGCGTTGTTACTCATTACAACGTTAGCAATACCACCAGTGGCACTACTGTTAGCAATACTGCTAATAACTGTGCCTTTAGGGAATGGTCCATCAAATGATGCTAAAGCGGTATTACTGAATTTCAGTGCCATGTTTGGAGAGAAAACTGTTGCTAAATCAACTGTTGATCTCGGTGTAGCACTATATAAACCTAGGTATGAGAAGTTGCTGCCATTTGTAACAAGTGTTTGTAAGCCACTTAAGGATACAACATTACTGCCTGCTTTCATTACTGCTTCACCACCAATACCTCTAACACCACCAGTTGATCCACCGTTCCAAGCCTGTAATCTAGTAGCCATTGCTCCACCAACGTTAGTGCTACCTATTAATCCTTGGTTTGTGCTACCAGTTGTTACTGCTTCACTGTTGTAGAATACAAGAGAACCTGTGGTTTGACGTAGAACACTACCTATTTGTGTTACGTTACCAGTGTTCCAATGTATATTTTGCTTGTCTGCGTTGTATTTTAATTTGTTTACATCATATAAGTCTAAATCATTACCACTGTTTGGTTCTATTTTGTTTGTTTTAGCACTTACTGTTGCTGTTACTGTGGTTCCAGTTATAGTGGTTCCAACTATAGTGTTACCAGTGGCTATAGTGCCTTTATAATCAGCAATGGCACTATTTGCTCTTGCTGTTGTGTAGTAAAGTTTATTTCCTTCTGCTACTTGAGTTGTTGATAGTCCGGATAGTTCGCTACCATTACCTTTAACATACGCACCTTGAATGTTTGCTGTGGTTGTAATATTAGTGCCGGATGTTGTTTCTTTTTGTAATTGAATAACATTTGCGGCGGAGAACTTAATCATTGATGCGTATGATCTGTCTTTGTGATTTCTTAATTCATACGCACTAAGGTATGCTGTTCTAAATTCTGTGCCTGTAGCAGTATATAGTTGCGAGCCTTGTTGAAGAACACTTCCATTTATAGTAATATTAGCGCCACTACCATATGTAAATGTGTCACCACTACTATCATATGTTAAAGTTGAACCCCTTAATGCGTTATTGGCGGCTTTAAATAACATGGTATTAGTTATTGGTAAACTATCAATTCTTAAACCATTAATATTGGCTGTTAGGCCTTTTATTTTAAAACTTCCGCCTGGTATATTAGTTCCGTCAAATAACACGTCTATATTATTATTACCAACTGTAGGAATAATTGAAAACACATTAGTTTCGTTTGACCTAACAGCAAAGTTACCATCAGTGTTAGGACCATGTCCACCTACGTCAATGTATACATTACCTTGTCCGTCGCCGCCAAAGGATGTATTCGTTTCAACTAATAAGGCTGGCGGGAAGCCCCAGAGTTTTCTAGCCGCACCTGCGGCATGCCCTACAGCAAAATATGAATTTGGAAATCCGTCTGCTGGCATGGTATCATGCCCCTGACCTAAATCAACGTTGACTCTTACGTTAGCCTTGTCTACTGGATTTGAGCCTGTATTTGGATTACCAAATGTAATACTTCCACCGTCAACTGCGGAACTAATAAAAGTATTGTTGGCCATTACTATGTTACCTTGAGTAACTGTTTTGCCACTGACTGTTAAGTTACCTATAGTAACATTGCCTGTCATGGCAGAAACTGCTCTAGGATTTGTAAAGTATAAATTTGTGCCTTCTGCTAAATCAGAAGTGCTGGTTGGTAACGGATAAAATGCGCTACCATTGTTTGTAAATTGCCACTTGTCTACTTGTTCATTCCATCTTATAGACGTGTTGGCACCTGCTTGTGGTCTGTTAACTATGATTGATACATTTGTGTCAACAGAAGCATTTGAATTCATTATTATTTCATTGTTCTTAACATATAGATCGTTAACGTGTGTTTGATCTACATTACCTAAAACATTTAAATTACCTTGAATTATACTATCACCGCCAATAGTTACACCACTTGCGGCTAAACGTGTGTTTACTCTAGCATCAGTAAAGTATTTGTTTGAGCCTTCAGATAGATTACTTGTTGATTGTGTGGCAAACCATGTGTTTGCTGTAGCATTTGTAAAGTATTTGTTAGTAGAACCTTGTGCTAAATTATCTGTGGTTTTGCCTGTAAACAATGCGGCACTATCGATGCTTATTTTACCAGTGCTACTGTTAAATGCGACTGGTGATGTTGCTGATAGATGCGCTCTTGTTTCTGCGGCACTTGGTCCGGTATATGTAAATACACCATTTAATGAACTATATGATAATGAGCCATCACCGCCTGTATCATTAACACTAATAGATGCTCTAATACTAGCATTTGAAACTTCACTAGCCGCACCTACTGTTACTGTAGTGGGTGTAGCAGTAACACTTACTGTATTTGTTGTTTCATTGACACTTATAGTGGAGGTATTTGCTGTTACCGTTATATTGGATGTTGCCATGAGTGTCTCCTTAAGTTGTTACTAGTGCGGTAAATCCAGTGCTACTACTAGGTTTTCCTAAGCCACTGTCTGGAGAATATCTATGGATCAATGCCCATCTATGTTCATCTACCGTATTTGGCGTAACGCCTGTGTTAGTCCATCTTACTCCTACAACAGTAATAGGTGTTTCACCTCTACTGTCTGGTAAAACGTTACCTGCGTATAAGTTACCTGGAATAGTTATGTTGACTGTTCCTGCTACGTTACTTAATCTCTTTACGTTACTTGCGGCTATTTCTGAATTAGCAAAACTGCCTGTAATAGTTGAATCTGAGAACGAGGGATTTCCTGATGTTCTATCATAACTCATGCTATTCACTACTAGTGTTTGAGCACTTAATTCAAAATTGTAATTGACAATATCTGTGCCAAAGTTATATGTGAATGTTGATGCGGTGTCTTTGAATACTTCTATTACTTGAACATTATCTGCTGAAGATATGTATTTAGAGAATGAAAGGAGCCTGCCTGACATTATAGATTACTGGGAAATATACTTTTCATAATTTCTACTCCTGAAGGGTATTTCTATAATACTGAGGCACTATAGACTTTATTTAATATGTATTTATCTAATTAAGGAGCAGATGGCCAAGTTACATCGTCTTTTGTAGCGGGATCTGGGTATGTGTTTGTTATATCTCTTAATGCTTGTCTATATGTTTGCCATTGTGATTTTTTACTGTCTGATAAAGGTGAATCATCGCCTTGTGTCCAATCACATGCTGTTAACATAATACTTCTACGTTCTTTCATCCACACAATAATGTTTTCTGTGGGTGTATCATTAACAATAACATGAGGTGTTCCTGTTACGTTTACACGTCCCCAACGTTGACTACAACTACCTGGCAAATAAAGTAAGTTGTTTTTATTACATAGTTTCTGAACCTGTGATTCAGTGGCATGGTATTGGTGAAACTTAACGTCACCTGTGCTATCATATACAACATAATTAATCATTATCGTATGTCTCCTTTGTTAACTTTAAACATATCATACTTCATGTTATCGAACCCTTGGACACCGCCTCCTGGCGTAGCAAGTGTGCTAGAACCATTCATTCGAATATCCGCACTAATCATGTCGTCAGTGACCACAAACTCTTTTTGACTAGCAAGTGATGTAGGTATATGTGTGTAGTTTCCATAACTAAAGTTTTGTTCAACAAAGTTAGTAATGTTTGTTCCGTTAGCAAAAGCAACATCAATACCAAATCCAAATCTATAATCTGCTACACCTGTGCTAGGTATTTGTCCTAGTGGAGTAGCATTAGTAAGGATACTGTATTGTCCGTTTTCAATGTTTGCTAAGTCAATTGGAACTGTTGGTGCTATCTGTCTAAGCACATCAGCATTACTTGTTAAACTGGTATTGGCCGCAGGAGCAAAGTCTACTTGTCCGCCTGCCGCAAAACTACCTAAGTTGAATCTGTCGATTGAGTTACTGTAAGCATCTGCGTTGTATATTAGTGCGTTACCGGCTACGTTTTGTATGCCTCCAGGTGCTAAACTTAATACTCCACTTTGAACACCTGCTACTCGGAATGTTAAATCATGTGTTGGTGTTTGTCCACGCAATGTATCGCCTGTTACAGTAATGACGTCAGCATTAGCATAACCTGTTCCTTGTGTTCCTGGTATAACGTATACATTTTCATAGGCACTACTAGTAACGTTTGCTCTCACAATAAACTTAGCACCTGAGCCTGAACCACTAGTGCCTGTTTGACTAACATTAAAGAAGAAATTACTTAATATGCCTGGTGGTATAATTGGCGGTGGGGGTGGTATAATTGGAATATCAATAGGATCGTCTTCTTCTGGTGTTTCTACTACCAGTGCGTCTAGATATACACTATCATCATACTCTAATAATAATAAACCGCAGTTTATCATGCCATCTTGACCTAATACTTCTGTGTTCTTCATTACTCTGAATAGTCTGTCACTAAATCCGTAATCTGTGTTGTTCAGTTTGACTACATCACCTGCGTCTATTTGTAATCCACTAAAATCAGTAGATAATTCTACTACCATACCTTTTCTACTTTGATTTAGATCAATGTTTCCTAGTTGTTGTGCGTGTATATTATTGTTAACTAACTCTAATCTGTAATCTAAATTATTGTCTGGCTCACCAGTGTTTCTATCGCCACTGGGTGTTTCTACTATAGTTGTATTTGTTTGGTCTTTTCTGTTTTGATCAGCAAACTCTATTGTTACTTTATTAAGTGTTTGGTATAATTCTGTTGAACTAATTGATATTTTACTTGTTATGTTGTCGTCATTCAAAATAAACGCATTGGCTAGTTCACTAGTTAAGTATTCTCTGTTAGGAATTGCTCTAAATTTGCCTTGCTTACCGTCGAAGGTAAAGTATGTTGAACTGTTACGACATATCATGTCAATGTTGTCCATACAACTAGAAAATGTGCTTAGATATCCATTAATTTGATACCTAGCAATATTGGCACTTACGTTTGCTTTGTTTGTATACGGTATAAGTTCATTGGCATAACCTTTCATGTCTGTATTTGCTGTGCCTAGTATACTTGTTATATCAATATCAGCATTGGCAAGTCCTGCCCCATATCTAGTGTTAGTCATGTAATCAAATAACACTTCTCCAGGATTGTTCATGCTGTTTGTTATATCAAAACTCATTGAGCCTAAGCCTGTTAATGAATTTTCAGCATCATAATCAACTTCCATCATAACAAATACCAAACCTTCCATGGTATAGTTTGTTGTGTCGGTCCAGTGTGGCATCATTGTTGTTGCGGCTACTTTACTGCTTGTAGGGAATATCTGTTTGGCTGAAGCAGTTCCACCAGCATATACTCTAACTCTTACTTTGCCGGACCAATCTTCTCTTGTAGTTGCGTTAGCATCAAAGTAACTGCTTACACCAGCACCACTAAAACTAAGTTTTCTATCGCCCCAAAAGATTTGGTTAAGAGTGTATGTTTCACCTTCAATAAATTCACTTAACACGATACAATAGTGCATAGTTTTGTTTTGGTTACTTATGGCCACATCTGTGATAGGGCCACTCATAAAGTTACGCCCGTAGGCAACCCCTATCTTATTATCCGTGGCTGGGGCAACTTGAACTTTTGACCCATTTGCCCTCATATCCACATTAGGAACATCAAACACTCCTAAAAGTTTCGATACACCAAACGCCAGTCCTGCCGCAATAACACCTGCCACAACACTACCAAGTAATGTTAAACTAATAACACCAGCGGCTGTTGTGGCGATTAATGCTCCACCTATTGCTGTTGCTATTGCTGTTCCTATTGCTGTGAATATTGCCATTGCTTACTCCTACTACCTACTCTGCGTAATATATTGTTTCAATTGGTTTAAAGCCATACTTTTCCAATTTGATTTTTGGTGATTGATCCATTAGTGTCATTGTATAACCCTGTATCAAACCACGTTTCTTTAATTCCTTACATACTTGGAGATATTGTAAAAACAATTTACCTCCAACTGTTCCTTCTCTATATGCTGGTTCTACCCACCATGCGGCTTCACGCATAACTGGGGAACCTGCTGGTAACCATAAGTCACCTGCTGGCATGGCTATAAAAAAGCCTGCTGGTTTACCATCTTGTTCTGCGTATAGTAATACGCCACTTCTACTACAATTAAACAATATTTGATCTATGTGAGCATCATCATATTGTGGGTTATGTAAGTAATCAACTGGCGCACTATTGGCGAAGTTGATGAACATCTTCTTAATCTTGTCAAAATCTTTTACATCTGCTTGTCTTATCATATCTTTATCCTTTATATCTTTGTTAGTGTTTTATTGTTCTTGTTCTCTTCTTTTACCACCTCTGCCACCACGTCCGTATCCACCACTGCCACCTGTGTATTCTTTACCAAAGTCAAATGCGGTATTGAACAGTATTGGCACTCTGTCGAAACTTTTGTCTGCTGAGAAGATTCTTTTGCGATCTTCTGGGTTTGTTCTTTGTCCTGTAATCTTTTCACTTAATACAGTTAACTGACTTGCTAGTGTTACTGTTACAGCATAGTCCATCTGTTTACTTAATATGTTTACTTGTTCGTCTATCTTATAATTGGTTATAACACCCTTAAAACGTGTGTAAACACCACTCTTAAGTTCCATTGTGCTACTGTCAACAAATGCTCTTTTAAGTGTTACATTACCACCTTTTACTGGGTTGTCTAGTATTTGACGCAAGTAGTCTGCCCCACTAGGTATGCCACTTAGTGTTAATGCTAAGTCATTTGCGTTGTATTTTAAATTATCGTCTATGCTAGATACACTTAAGAAAGCACCTAGTTCTGAATAGTTGTTACCGTCTACTGTGACTGGCTTCCAATTACTGCTTATATAGTATGTGGTGGCACCTAATTGTAAATCAATTAAGGTAATAGGTGATATACTTTCACCTTGGACTTCTACTATTGTTGTTGCCATTAAGTTATAATCTCCACAAACTCAAAGTTACCTGTAAATTGAACTAAGTCATGTGGTATAACAGTATATGTTGGACATTGTATTGCTTTCACATGGAACCTACAATCCCCGCCTGTTCTAATACCGCCACTAGTGATTACTTGTCCTGCTTGTGGTAATACAGGTCTGTGAACTGGTATTGTTACGTTAGCACCTGTGCTAAATGAAACATCACTTGTTACTTGATATGGATATCTGTATGTGCCTACATTACCTTTTGGTTGTATAAAGTCACCTTTTTCAAATAGATTACCTGAACCGGTAGCACCACTACAGTTAACGTATAGTTCTTTGCCAGAACCACCTCTCATTGTTATATTGTTTAATTGAGCAGTTACTATGTCGCCTTGATACTTTGTTATATAGTCCATGCCAGCATTGTCTGATAAACTAACGTTTGCTTCTGTTACTCTATCTGCTGTGTCAACGTCTTCTAGCAAACCTCTATTTGTGCTATACTTCAACAGTGGTGTTGGTGATACAGTAAGTCTGTATACACTTGGTTGACGTTCTGCTGTTTTTATATGTCCACTTCTACTAACACTCATTGCTGTAGTCTTACGTTTGTCTATGTTTAAACTTGTTGCGCCGTTTATTATTGTTTGAAAACTCATTATCTTGCTCCTGGAATGCTTCTAGCACCTGCCTGCGTTACGGCATATATAAATTGTGGATCACGTGCTACTAAGGCTTGGAAACTAGGTGCGTCTGTGGCACTGATGTTGTATGTAACATTTGTTCCACCCATTGCCATTGCTCCACCACCACCTGACATTGCTTCTGTTATATCGTTTGGTATAACTGTGCCTGAGTTGTTTGGTATAAACAATTCTGGTCCTTCTTCACCAACAATGTATGGTTGCCCTGCTTTTGCTGGTCCACCACCTGCTAATCCAAACAATGCCAATATTGGTCCTGATATAAACTTTTGGACCATGGCTTTTGCTATAGTGGCTTTTAAATGATCTCCTAGGTCACTAAAACTTAGTTTACCTGTTAATACTGCCTGTGTTAATGCGTCTTCAAACATATCAACACCTTTAATAAGTCCGTCTTCTAGTGTTTTTTGTAGTCTGTCTATAGGTGTGCCTAATTTTTCAGCAACAGTTTCAAATAGTTTTATAAAATCAACCGTGTCTGCTCTAAAGTTTTTAATATTTTCACCGGCATCTTCAATTAATTTGTTTAGTGCTTTATAAAAATTAAATGTTTTTTCAACTTCGTCAGTATTTTCTTCACTGCTGTCTACGTTATTCATGATAGCAATTTTCATCTTTGCTAACATTTGAAGTGTTTGACTCAACCAGTCTAGGTCTACTTGTAATTGATCGGCATCGAATATACCTTCGCCTAGGCCTTCTCTAATTAAATCTCGCGCAATTATTAAATCATCATTGATATGTTTAATTTGTTGTTTTTGACCAAAGGCACTTAACGAATCATCGGCTTCAAAATATGCTGTCTTTATTCGCAAAATAGCATCTGCTAATAAATTTAAATCTGTAGTATCTAATGTAGTAATGTTGTTATCTATTGCTTCGCCGATTTTTTCAAATCCAAACTCTAATGCAGCTATCTTTGCTGAAAGTCTATCTAGTGGTTTACCACCTGAACCTGGTATTTCTTTAAGCCTATCATTAACTAAGTCTAAAGCATCTTGTAAATGTTGTGCTTGGGCACCTAAGTCACCAAAGCCTAAGCCTTTAGTAAAAAATCTAAAGTCATTAACAAAGTTAATTGTGGCTTCTTGTAATGTAGCAAATGATACAATTATGGTTTTAATGGCCTCAATTAAGGCAAGTGCCATTGCTTCACCAATGTTTTCTACGCCACCAAACTCTTTGCCTAATACGATCGACATGTCGACTAATTCGTCAACTAATACTTCTATTGCTGGAGCAAGTGCGCCCACAAAGGAATTAGCCAATCCGCCAATGACTGTTGTTAATTCAGTCACGGAATCCATAAAGTTTTCTACACCTTGTATAGCACTAGCACTTAAAACACCACCTAATGCTTCTGCTCTATCAAACATGTCAGCCATGGCGTCACCGCCTTTGTTTAACACGCCAACTAGTTCAGCACCTTCACTGTCTAAACCTTTAAACGCAATACTTAATTTTTCTGAATCAGTTTCGGCGTCTCTAATACCATCAGCAAATTCAAATAATACTTGTTCAACAGATTTGAATGAACCGTCTGTGTTCTTAAGTTCAATGCCTAAACGTTTTAAGGTTGGTGCTAATTCACCAGTGCCTCGTTGTGCTTCACCTACTCTTCTTGAGAAACGTCTCATTGCTACTTGAGCCTGATCGACACCTACACCCGCGAGTTCTGCCGCAAACCCAAACTTTTGTAGTGTGTCGGTCGCAATACCAGTAACTTTACTAACCTTGCCTATCCTGTCAATTACACTGGCTTGACGTAAAACAAATGCCGCAAATAGTGTTGTTAAACCTGCTACTGCGAGTGCGGCTTTACTAACAATACCAATAAAGCCAGCCACGCCTTTTGTTGCTAGGCTGAGCCCTCTAGTAAATGTTTTAGTTGTTAAAGTTAATGCGGCTTTAATTGGTATCGCCATTATGAGTTCCTCTTAATATATTTTCTAACAGTTTTTTCTGTATAATCAACTGTTGGTTTAATTATACCTTTTTTAGCCTGGGTGCTATACCCACCTGCTGTTTTACCTGTTCCTTCGTTAGGAGGATTTGGATACTTACCTTTGTCAATTACGCCACTATAGTCGTAATCACCTGTTACAGTAAATTGCCCACTACCTTGTTTAAGTTTAGTGTTGCTTCTAGCATTACCTTTATCGATTGGTGTATTCTTCTTAAACTCCTTAAGGACTAACTTGGGTAAACGACCGTTGATGAACCTTATTATCTTTTTATTAACTTTTCTAAGTTTCTTGTCGTTTACTTTAAATGCCATTGTTATCCTTTAACTTTATTCCATTTTGAAATAATTTCTTCTTGCGAGTAAGTGTCTGATAAGTCATCTCCCCTTTGTTTCTTCTGTTCACGCATTCTTAAAACAGATGCGTTAACATGTATCGAGAGGTCAACAGTTGTTGCTGTTGATAATATCTGGGTGGGCAACATACTATACTTTTCTGCCATACTATCAATAGCCATTAATAATTGACCGTTTCTAGTATCGAATGAGTTAACCTCTACTACTTTCCCAGCGTCTCAGTGACCTTTACTACCGCCGCATTCAACACATTCATTGGTAATACATTACCGTCACTCATGACAGGCATTCCGTCTTCATCTAAGATTAATTCTTTCATGGCAACAAACATTTCGCCCATGTCTTTAGTATTTAGACTGGCTAATTTAGTGTATTGTTCAATTGGTAATCTATCGTGGACATAAAACGATAATGCTTCTCCGTATTCTTCTACGATCTCTGCGTCATCGATTAACATTTCTTGTAATTGTGGCTTTGCGGCTAAATCTTTTAATTTCATATCTTACTCCTTTATATCT